AAGACATATCAGAAATGTTTGATTGACTTTGTGGGAACCCACTTGTGGTTCTAAAAGATTCATCGTCTGTTGCATTTTGAGAAGATGTATCAATCATGGTGTCTTCTGGTGATTCAAAAGCAGATGCTTCCAAGTCTGGTTCAAGTTCGTCAATATCCTCCGGAAATTCATGTTCATCTTCGGGATCATTTGATATTGCCGACAAATCCAAATTACTTATACCAGATTTATTCAAATTTGATACATGCAACGATCTACTATCTAATTCTTCATCATCCGAATCGTCCATATAATATATTATATTGAAATATTTAATATATTATGTTACGTGATCCTGTTAAAACCCTCCGGGGAATTTCACTAAGTTGGCTCCAATGCCGAAACCAGCACCAGAACGAGCAGTTACGCCCATAGAAGGAACGTATGTATCAAGAATGCTAAATGTGGCGGCGGCGGTTAACGCAATAAGGGCGATCTCTTCAAGGTTCAATGAACGTTTAGGAATGGCATACGCTGCAATCGCGACCATTAAACCTTCTACAAGGTACTTAATGATTCTCTTCACGAGTTCTCCAATGTCGAACATATTATGCATTATAAATAATACTAAGAAAAAAAATATATATTGCGGATAAAAAACTTAAAATTAAATAAACAAATACAATAAAATGAGTGCCTCTAAAGATTTCGGGTTTGAGAGAAAAATGGATTCTAAAGGAAATCCCAATCCTAAATATGTTGACTTATTGGAGGAGGATAAACCAATTGCTGGACAAAAATTTGTTTGTGTGAGTTTTGTTTCTCCTGAAAAGTTGTTAAAAAAAAAAGAAATGTTTTTTTTTGAAGAATTCCTAAAGAAATGGGACTTCAACAAGTCTATGGAAAAATTTGTGCAGTTCTTAAATTTTATGTCGTATAAATACAAGTTGACATTTGATGATGTTACTAAAGATTTTCAAGAGTTTGTAAAGGAGGAACGCGAGAATATTGTCAATACTAGTTTTGAAGATGAATACAAGACTTTTTTGGATAATAACGAGGAAGAACTGGAGAAAAAGTTTGGAATCCAATATAGCTTCCAAACATGCACAAGAGGATTAAAAGTTCGTGGCGCATATTCCTCTTTGGAAGAAGCCGAGTTGCGTTGTAAAATGTTACGTGAAGTTGATCCAAATCATGATGTTTATGTTGGACCAGTAGGAATGTGGATGCCATGGGATCCGGAGGCATACAAAACTGGTCGAGTAGAATATATGGAGGAGGAGTTGAATCAACTTATGAGTGAAAAAAATAAAAATGAAGCAAATGCAAAGAATTCCTTCGATCAACGTCTCAAAGATACTAAGAAAAAGGCTATTGAAGAAAACATTAAACATGCTGAAAAAAATGGAAGCAGTTTGACGCAAACAATCGACGACAATGGAAACTTGGTTAGCGTTGCAAACATGAATACTACTGAAAAAGTTTTTGGCGAAAATGATGTAATTTCTGCAGCGGACATTCGTAGTGAATTGTTTGAGGGAGAAAATATTGTTATTGGAAAAACTGATAATGGTCAAAGCCAGCTCGTGAGCGGACCATTTGCGAGCAAAAAGGAAGACTGAGTTATCACATTTTATTTTAATATTTCGTAGACAATAAAATATATAGTTTAATATAAATGATAAGCAACGTCATTTCTATTAAAATTAACAGGACTTTTAATACACCCAACCAAATACAAAAGGGTTTAATGTTTTTAAAAAATATTCCAAGAAAAGCAGGAGCTTTATTTTGCATGCCTCAAACAAAAATTCATAAGTTTTGGATGAAAAATACATATGTTAGCTTAGATCTTATTTTTCTAGATGAAAACTATAAAGTTGTTGGCTTTATCGAAAACGCAAAACCTTTAGATTTATCTTTACTTTATATAAACTTTCCATCAAAGTACGTGATAGAAATTCGCGCTGGATTTGTAAAGGAAACAAAGTTGCAAGTTGGAAATGTTATAAAACTTATTTACAGAAAACGTCCTTCTAAAAAAAAAAGAGTTATGAGTCACCGCAATAAAACAAGAAATAATAGATGATAGTCTTGAGTTTATAATACAATTTCTTTCCCTTTTATATTGTTCAAATCAATCAATATTTTTCGTGAATTTTCTGGAATGATATAGGAAACTAAGTTACTAGAAACTGTATTTTTTAATTCGTTGCAATTATAATTTCCTATAAAAATATTATTGCAACTTTTGCTAACTAATAGCGCAAGAACTTCCACATTTTCGGGGTCAACGCAGTTTTTATCAATAAACACATTATTAAACAAGCGAAAATCCATGTACTCTCTAAGATCGATGTTATTTAGTTCTGAAGACAAAATAATATTCATTTCATAAGGAGAAGGCTGCAAATATTTATCAATCATTGAATAATATTTATTGTTTAACTCTTTTTTGTAAGTTTCTAAAGTCATTTTATTAGATTCATAAAAGGGTGTAAGTTCGTTTTCAAGCATTATGTGAATTACATTAATTTTATTATAGGAAGACGAGTTAGCATTTTTTTTCAAGTAATTTAAAGCGTTTATATTGTGAAAGTTAATAAATTGTAGTTCTTTTAATATATTCCTGAATAAATAAGAGTCATATATTTCTTCTATTTTATTATCTTCTTCGTTTATTAATTTTACATCCAAATTTTTATTAAATTTTAAACCACAATTGTTAACTAAAATAGAAAAATTATTATTATTTATTTGGTATTTTATTGCAACCTTTTTATCAACATCCATTATTGGAGTGTTACAAATGTCAACGTCTTTTGTAATGTTGAATGAATTGTTACAAAAATTGTAACATTTGTCTTCTACTTGCGTAGTATCAATAACGCATTTTGAATTTTCCTCATATTGAATTTGAAAATTTTCTATTTTTGGACTTGTTATTTTAATTTTAGGAACTAAACATATTTTACGATTATTAACAATTTTTGATGAATACTCATTCATACAGAGAAACAAAACATTGTTGTTTAATTTATAGTGAATGTATATTTTTTTTCGCTCTCCAAAAAGAGGATCGTCGCACAACGCATTCAAATTAACATCGTTTGATATAGAAAAATCTTCGTCGTTAAAGAGCAAATGATTTTTTATTTGATTTGTAATATCTACCACATTTTTTTCCAAAATTCCATATTCTATTTTTAATATTTCTATATTTTGCTTGACCAACTGAATATTTTTTGTCAAGTCTAACTCTATTTTACTTGTAACTTTTGAATGAAGTTCATCTTCTGCCGCTAAAAAATATTTATCATTGATTTTATAATGCAAATATAGTCTTTTTGGATAACCTAGAGCAGGATCTTCATCGCATAAATCATTTATATTTATGTCCTCCGAAATACTAAAATAGTCATTTGATATATTGCAGAATGCTTTTAATTTATCTGTAATATCTACTACATTGATTCCTTTTAAACCATACTCAATTTTTAAAATGTCTAAAGTTATTTTCTGAGTTGCAATAAAACTAATATTATATTTTTTAAAATACAAATTGATATTGTCAATGTTAAATATATTTTCAGGGCAAATAGAAGAAACGTTCAATAGTGGGTTATATTTAATAAAGTTATCAAAAATTATAATTGTTTTTGTGGTTTTGTGATTAACATTTTGTATTATATTGTGCAAGCACTTTGCAAGATTAAAAAAAAGATGGCGCAATCTATTACTCCTTCCGCTTGTTTGCAAATGTATTACGTTATAGTTTATTATATTATTATCATTATCTGAGAGATAAATGTCCATATACTAATAATTAATATTTTGTTTTTAATTTTTAATTTTTAATTTTTAATTTTTAACGCTCTAAATAGAAAAACTATTTTTTTGTTAAAAACGCGCGCATGTTTTAGTTTGACAAAAATAATTTAAAGAAAGCCCAATATAATTTTTATATAAATGAATTTTTTTGTAAACGCATTTCTATTTTTCATTTTTTCTTTAGTTCACTCGCAAAATGAAACTTGTTCTAAATCTCCAAGAAATAACTGCATTACATTTTATTTAGGTCAAGGTACTGGATGTGCTTGGATGTGCAATTATTGCGCAAGTCAATTGGGTACAAATAATTATTACTTTACGGACAATGTTTGCACATATGAGTCCGGCGTTGGATGCGTTGGATCTCCAGTAGCCGGCGTTTCATACACGTGTTGTTCAAATTAATTCTTTCAATTTCAAATACCTGTATTGGTATTTGAAATTACCATTTTGTTTTCTTGACACTTATTTTTGGCCCTTGGCCTCGTTTTTTAACATTTCCCGGGTCATACTTTTCATCTTCATCATCAGACTGCATATCCTTGGACAACTCCCAGAATTCTTTTGAACCTAACTTGAAATCGTTATGAGAATCTGCTTTGTACCAAAACACTTGATCCTGGAGTTTATTCGATTTTGCGTTATTATTAATAACTAAACACTCGTAATTTTCCGTGCATTGATCCATAACTTGACAGAAAGATTCAAATGTTGGAAACATACCAGCATAATTATCAAATATACGTTTTCTGTTTGCAATATATGGTTCTCTCAAAATGAAAACATAGTCTACGTTTGTTCTTAGAGTGGGCGGAATACCAAGAGGATACTGCATAGTAATAATAAGCATCACTTTCCAATGTCTCCCATTCATAAAAAGAAGCCGCATCATTTTATCTCTAGCCCAAGTATTATCATATAAGCAGTCATCTAAAATAACAAATGTTCTTGGATCTATAGTACTTTTTTT